GTGCGGATGCTCAACGTTTAGTTCTTGCTCTTGCAGGATCTAACGCTGCGTTTGACGATGACTTTGATAATGATAACGCAGCATTAATCGTCCCATCAGAAGATGTTGTTGTTACTGAAAATGTTACTCCTGATACGACTCCAGAGGTAGTGAAAAAAAATCCAGCAAAACAAGTGTGTGATGGCATATCTGAGGACGATGTTACAGATTCTCTACAATTGACACCCAATTATACATTGGCATCAGTTTCTTCTGCAGCACTGTTTAAGCATACCGTACAAGCACAGGCGGGGTATACTAAATCAGAAATTGCATGTAACCTAAAGGCACTTTGTGAAAATATTCTAGAACCAATCATTGCGCAATACCCAGGCCTAAGAGTTAACTCTGGATTCCGAACAGTAACTACAGGTAAATCTCAACACGAACGGGGGATGGCATGTGATATTCAATGGCCCGGAATTAAACCCGCCGAATATCTTAATCGTGCGCAGTGGATTAAAGCAAACGTTGGATATGATCAACTTATATTTGAACATGGAAACTCTATCTGGTTACACCTAAGTTTTGATCGCCCTAGAAATAATCAGGGCACTCCGCAGAGAAACCGTGAACTAACTTATTACAAAAGTAAGTATACCTCTGGTATGACTTTGTACTACTAAAATGCCAGCAGTAGCAAGAATAGGTGACCCGACCACAACAGGGCATGGATGTGATGCCACCACTACTGTGATAGGTGGTTCGGGGAATGTGTTTGCTAATGGTATCGGGGTAGAGCGTCAAGGAGACCCTACAGCGCCGCATACGATCCTTGCGGGTAGTGTATGTGTACCCCACGGCGCTGTGATCAACGTGGGGTCTCATAATGTCTTTACTAATGGTATTCCTACTGCAAGGGTTGGTGACTCCACCGACGGAGGTGCTATCACTGCTGGGTCGCCCAACGTGTTCGCAAATTAACCCTTGCCAATATTCCAAAAATGGTGTATAATATTCATTGGTCCAGCAGGGTAGTAGCTACAATATAACATATAAATAAAAGTATGAGCACAGAACTACTATCAGACGTTAATGTAACAAACCAGAAGGTTGCTATTGTTTCTAGAAGAAAACAATACTCTGACCTAGACTTGTCATTAATACCTCACCCAAACAAAAAGGATATAATTCCTTTAACGGATATTGCAGCAGTAAAGAATTCTATTAAGAATTTAATACTTACTTCAAGATACGAGAGACCATTTCAACCAGAACTTGATTCTGGTGTGAGAAGTATGTTATTCGAGAATGCGGATAGCATGACAAGATATATGTTAACTAGTAGAGTTAAGAGAATCATTGATAATTACGAACCTAGAGTTAATAATGTAATTGTCCAAGTAGAAGATGACTCTGACAACAATGGATACAATATAACTATAGTTTTTAACGTTATAACTTATGACTCGCAGTCAGACGTTAGAATATTCTTAGAGAGAGTTCGATAATGGCAGTCAACCTAAATGTAACTGAATTAGATTTTGATCTGATCAAGCAAAATTTAAAAAATTACTTATCATCACAATCGAAGTATAATGACTACGACTTTGAAGGGTCTGGGCTATCTATTCTATTAGATGTTCTGGCATATAATACACATTATAACGCGATGACAGCACACCTTGCGTTGAATGAGGCGTTTCTCGACTCAGCGCAGATTCGCGGTAATGTTGTGTCACATTCGAAATTGTTGGGATACTTGCCTAGGTCAAAGACTGCATCTACAGGACTAGTTAATGTAACGGTTAATAATCCAATTGGTTCACCAGTACCTGCTTATTTAACTCTAGAACGCGGAACTAAATTTATTTCTATAGTTGATGGTGAGGAATTTCCGTTTGTGGTAACAGAATCTACTTCTGCAACATATTCTGCATCTAATAATAATTTTGTATATCCAAATATAGCTATCAAACAGGGCACATTTAAAAGTCTTACTTATAGGGTAGACACTTCCATCGAAAATCAAAAGTTTGAGATACCAGATGAAGATATTGATATCTCAACTCTGAGAGTTCGCCTCAAGACAAATGATGACTCTGACGACTATACTATATACACTCAATTCTCATCTTTGGTAAATGTTGGTGCTAGTAGTAGAGTTTACTTTGTTCAGGAGAATAGTGGTAGTAAGTATGAGATTTATTTCGGTGATGGTATTATTGGCGCAAGGCCAACTTCAAATAATATTGTAGAGTTGGAGTATGTATATACATCTGGTGCAATAGCAAACTCTGCTAGAAACTTTGAAATAGTATCTGAGATAGGTGGTAACTCTGATATTACAGTCGCAACAGTTAGTTCAGGCACAGGCGGTGACGATCGAGAGTCAATAGAATCTATTCGTTTTAACGCGCCTCTGACATACATTACACAGAACCGTGCAGTGACTGCCGACGATTATAAAGCAATTATTTTAAGAGAATATGGTGACATCGATGCGATTTCCGTTTGGGGTGGTGAAGATGCTAGTCCTCCAGATTATGGTAAAGTATATATCTCGATTAAACCTAAAACTTCTGATACATTAAGTACGACAGATAAAGAATTTATCAAAGATAATATCCTAAAGGGTAAGAATGTTATTTCTATCACACCAGTAATGGTCGACCCAGAATACACTTTCATTAAACTAGAAGTATTCTTTAAGTATAACCCTAACCTAACTGATAGAAAACTTGCTGAGTTACAAGCATTAGTTGCAAACGTCATTGCAAATTATAACAATACTGATTTGAAGAGATTCGACGGCGTGTTTAGATATTCTAAGTTGTTAAGAAATATCGACTCTTCTGATCCTGCTATATTAAACTCATACTCAAGAGTCTATATGTATAAGGTTGTTACTCCTTCGAACACTGTTCAAAACTATTACGACTTATATTTCTCATCTCCGATATACACTACAACTTCTTCAGAATCTGTTCTGGAAAGTACATCATTTTTGATCAATAGTATTGAACACTTCTTTGGCGACTATCCGATTATTAATTCTAATAATCGACGCATAACTATTTACAAGATTGTTAATGGTGCGAGAGTAATAGTCAACTCTGAAGCAGGTATTATATACACTGCAACTGGTAGAATAGTTATCAATAACTTTAAACCCGACACAACTGCTGAGATTAGGCTTACAGTTCTACCAAATTCATTAGACCTTGCGCCTAAACGCAATCAGTTATTGTCGATATCACCTTTCTTTACAGAAGTTAATGGTGAGGTAGATACTATTGCGGTATCTGGTTCATCAGGAACAGTTGATTACACTACAACTTCTAGACACAAGTAAATAGTTATGGCATCTATCGAAGCATCCGCGTCTTCAAAACGAAAGACCAAAGAATCTATTAGAGTAGAATCATTAATACCCGAATACCTTAGAGAGAATTCGGAAAGATTATTGATGTTGCTCGAAGATTACTATAAATTCATGAATCAGGGATTTCAACCATCGTATGAACTACATCACATATCTGAAGAACGAGACATTGATACCGCTGAACATTATTTAGATCTTATTCAGAAAGAGATCGCGGTAGTTATACCTAGAGATATTCAAACTGACAGAGTTAAACTATACAAGAGACTAGTTAACTATTATAATATTAGAGGTTCTTCTGAGTCTATTGAAACTTTCTTTCGTATACTATTGCAAGATGAAGTCGAAGTATACTACCCAAAGGATCAAATGTTGATCCCATCTGCGGGAAAATGGGATCCTAGTATTCAGAGATACCTTAATTCAGATGGATTCTTGTCAGATAGAAACAAGTTACAAGATTCTTATTTCTACCAGAAATTCTCATATGTTATTAGAACTGGTAACAATGTAGATCAGTGGGAAAATGTATACAACAAATTAGTACACCCAAGTGGATTTATTTTCTTCGGTGAGATTTTCTTATTACTGATGGCAACTCTTGATCAAGGTGTTGTAAATAGTGGTGCAATCATGCCAGGGCGCCAGCCAGGATTGATCCGAGATGAAGATCTGCCAAGATTAGTCTATATGATCGCAGCTCATAATAGGATGAGCGTTCAAGAATCTTTAATGGTAGTAATACTTGCACTTACATATGTGGATCAATACTATGTACGCAAGTCTAAAGAATTCTCAGACCTGCTCAAGTTCTACGACGAATCTCCAATGTATTCTTATGAGAATTTCACTATACAACAGGGTATAAATAAAACAATCGATAGAGTTAATGTAGGAGTCTCTATCACGCAATCATCAATGTAAGAGGAATATTTAAAAATGACAGCAATCGTAACCAATGATTTTCGAGTAGTTAACGCTCAGAACTTCAAAGAAGATATTACAGATGCGGATAATAGTGTTTATGTGTTCATCGGTAAGTCTGATGCGTGGTCAGACTCTATTGATGATTTAGCCGATGCTACACCGCCCGATCCTATCGACTCGCCTTATGAACAAAACCTTGCGTATAAAAATATGATCGCAGCCAAGGTTGTAACTTCTAGCGATGTAACACACGTTGTTCCACGTCATGATTGGACTAGTGGTGAAGTTTACTATGCATGGGACGATAGTGACCCAGATATATACTCCACAGGAGACCACTATTTTTATGTTATCACTGATGAGCGTAAAGTATTCAAGTGTTTAGATGTTGGTCCTGCTGCATCTGTAGTTAAACCTACTCTTTCTCAAGTACCTCCGTTCGCATTAGGTGATGGTTACACTTGGAAGTATCTCTATACACTTGCTATTGTAGATTCTGAGAAGTTCTTGACTAACTTCTATATGCCAGTTAAAACAGTGTTGTTACCAGAATCTGGTTTGATAGGTGATTTGTCTGAATCTGATCAGGCACAGTACACGAATCAACAATCCGCGATCGCTTCGTTGTCTGGTAAAATATACAGATCTAAAGTTGTTTCTGGTGGTAGTGGTTATACTTACGCAACTTTAACCGTAGACGGTGACGGCACAGGTGCTACAGCTACAGCTACAGTTGCCGGTGGTGTTATCACAGGCGTTACGATGACCAATGTTGGGTCTAACTACAATATTGCTAGAATTGTTATCACGGGCGACGGTGTCGGCGGCGAAATTCACCCAATTCTTGCCGCTAGTAAAGCACATGGATCAGATCCAGTTGCTGAGCTTGGAGCATACTTTATTGGAGTCAATACTCGGTTAGAGTATGATGATGGTAGTGGTGACTTTATTGTGGATAACTCATTTAGACAGGTCGGACTAATTCGCAACCCATTGAACCCTGCTGGTAATGCAGTATCAACTGCTACCACTTTCAACGGACTAAAGACACTTAGTCTTGCTTCAGGAACTGGTTTTACCGCCAGTGACTATATAACAGGTGCTTCTAGTGGTGCTGTTGCATACATCGACGATTTTGATTCAGATTCATTAGTTATCAAATTTCACCAAAATGAGAAGACCGGATATAAATCATTCCAAAACTCGGAAAACGTTGTAGGTGATATATCAGGCAGTGGTGCTGCACTAGGTTCTGGTGCGGTTTCTGGTCCAGAGTATTCTCCTAATACGGGTTATATTATATTCCTGGAAAACCGTGGACCGTTGAACCGATCAGCAGCACAGATCGAAGATGTAAAAATCATCATTGAATTCTAAGAGAGAAATATAAATGACATTCAAGCTTTTCAATACACCGCCTTACTATGATGATTTCGATGAGACGAAGAACTATGTAAGAATCCTTTTCCGACCAGGAAATGCAGTCCAAGCGCGTGAATTAACTCAGATGCAGACTTCACTGCAAGCACAAATTGATAGACATGGTAAACATGTATTCAAAGAAGGTTCTCCGGTAATTGGAGGGAAACCAACTATAGATGAATCTGATTTTATTAAGGTTGAATCATCTTTTATTCCCTCTTCTGGCGGAGCAACTTTAGTTACTGATAATTATTATGAAGAATTTTTAGGAACAACCATCCTTGGTCAAACATCTGGTGTTACTGCAAAAGTTATTGATGTAGTTCCATCTGGAACAGATGGTCCAATTACATTATATTTAAAGTATACTAATTCTGGTACTGATACAGAGACAAAATTATTTCAAACAGAAGAAGAACTAGTTTCGGATGCAATTATTCCGCGACAGGCAAAAATTAAAACCTCGGTAGAAATTCCTACAGGTAAAGGGTTGAGGTTCTCAATCCCTGAAGGAGTATTTTTTGTTAATGGTCATTTTGTATATGTCCCAAGCGAATCTTTAATCGTATCTAGGTATAGTCTAGATATTTCCACTCGCATTG